CTGTCGATGGACACCGTGCGCCGCATGAAAGCCTATTTCGACCGGCATGAGATCGACAAGGAAGCCGATGGCTTCCGACCGGGCGAAGACGGCTATCCGAGCAACGGGCGGATCGCTTGGGCGCTTTGGGGCGGTGACGCGGGCCGATCATGGGCCAACGGGGTGCTTGAAAGCGAGCAGGACGAGCGGTTCGGGCGTGAGACGCGGCCCTATCCCGGCGAACACGCGGCTCGCATTCGCGATCCTGACCTGTTCGAGCGGTTCGTTCGAGAGAACGATGAAGGCGGCGAAGGCATTGATTTCATTTATGGAATCCGCGAAAACACGGCCGAAATACAGTCAATGTGCTTCGATGCGGATCAATTTTCGGTCGAAGAGGCGAAAAACTGGCTTGAAGAGCATGATTTCGAGTGGATCGAGTTCGAGCCTGCGCTGCCTGTGGACGAGAGAGGCGGCGTCGTGATACACTCGGCGACGGAGGTCGATATGACAGACAAAGAAGTCCGCAGCGGCATCCCGGCCGAGATCAGGGCCGACGAGACTGGCGAGATCATGGTCGCCGGCTATGCGGCCGTGTTTGGTCAGGAGACCAACATCGGCGGGATGTTCCTCGAGAGCATCGACCGGGGCGCGTTCAAGGACGCCATCGGGCGGGACGATGTTGTCTTCCTCATCAACCACGAGGGTCTGCCGCTGGCGCGCACTCGGTCTGGCACGATGATGCTGCGCGAGGACGACCACGGGCTTTACATGGAAGCCCGGCTTGATCCTCGCGACCCTGATGTCCGCTCCATCGTGCCAAAGATGAAGCGCGGCGACCTCGATAAGATGTCGTTCGCGTTCATCCCGGAGACGCAGGAGTGGGACGAGAGCGGTGACATGCCGCGTCGGACGATCAAGCGAGTGTCGCTCTACGATGTCTCGATTGTCACGACGCCCGCCTACGACGGAACAGAGATCGGCCTGCGGTCGCTTGAGATGCACCGCAAGGCCAAACGGGCTGCCAACTTCTCTGCTGCGCGCAAGCGCATGGAGATGAAGGCACGATACCACGGCTTGAACCGTGAGAACGGCTAAGGCGCGCGCCTTTGCCTATTTGGTGAAATGGCTAACCAGAAGGAGACAGCCATGAACGTCAAAGACCTGCGGGAGCAGATGGCGCGCATCGCGACCGAAGCCCGCTCGAAACTGAACGAAGTGACCACTGCCACCGAAGAAACCCGCGCCTCGGAGATCGAGCGCGAGTTCGACGCAATGATGGCTGAGCATGACCGCATCGGCAAGCTGGTCGAGCGTCACTCGAAGCTGGACGACATCGAGGCTCGCGCTCGCGACATCGATGTGTCGAAGCGCCCTGTGCCGCAGAATGCGGAAGGCCGTGGCGTCGACGCTGGCAAGCAGATCGCCTATCGCGAAGCGTTCTACGAGATGATCCGCAATGGCGGCATCGAGGGCCTCGAGCCGGAAGTGCGTCAGGTTCTTCGTGGCGGCGCGCAGAAGGTCGAAGCCCGCATCCAGACCGCTGGCACCACGACCGCCGGCGGCTTCACGGTGCCGACCGAACTCGCGAACTTCATCGACCTCGCCATGAAGGCGTTCGGGCCGATGTATAACGAGGACATCTGCACCACGCTGAATACGACCTCGGGCGCTTCGTTCAAGATCCCGACCGTGGACGACACCAGCGTGACCGCCGAGGCTCACACCGAAGGCACCGCGCTGACCGACGACGGCGGCAAGGACGTGACCTTCGGTCAGGCTTCGCTCGACGCATACGCCTTCGACACCGAGTGGGTGAAGTGGTCGTATGAACTGGCGCAGGACAGCATCTTCAACATGGAGCCGATCCTCGGCAACCTGCTTGGCGAGCGTCTTGGCCGGATCGCTAACTCGAAGCTGACGACCGGCTCTGGCTCGTCGGACGTGCAGGGCATCGTCACCGGCTCGTCGGCCGGCAAGACGGCGGCTGCGACCAACGCGATCACTGCTGACGAGATCATCGACCTCCTGCACTCGGTTGATCCGGCCTACCGGAGCAGCCCGAAGGCGGCGTTCATGTTCAACGACAGCACGCTCGCGGCGATCCGCAAGCTGAAGGACGGGGACAACAACTATCTCTGGCAGATGGGCAACTATCAGGTCGGCGTCCCCGGCACGATCCTCGGCTACCGCTACCACGTCAACCAAGCGATGGACTCGCTCGCCGCCGCGAAGAAGGTCATGATCTTCGGCGACCTGTCGAAGTTCTACGTCCGAAAGGTCGGCGCGCCGGTCATCACGGTTGTCCGCGAGCGGTTCTGGCCGGATCTCGGCATCGCCGGCCTCATCCGCTTCGACGGCGTTCTCGCGAACACCGCTGCGGTCAAGCACCTCATCACGGCTGCTTCGTGATGCTAACGGGCGGGGGCTTCGGCTCCCGCCCATCCCTCGGAGGGTGACATGAAGATTAAAATGCTGACCTCTATGGCCGGGACCAACTTCGTCTATAATCGTGGCGATGAGGTCGAGATGGCTGACGATGTAGCCACCCGCTACATCAACGCAGGCATCGCCGAGCCTGTCCGCGAAGAAAAGATCGAGCGGGCTGTCACGAAGGCGAAGGTCGAGAAGGCGGTGAAGTAAATGGCTCGCGCCCTGCAATCGTTTGAGGCTCTCGAGAGGGTGACGGCGCCGGCGGCGCTGCCGATCAGCGTTGCAGAGGTCAAGGAGCAGCTTCGCATCGAATACAGCGACGACGACGACCTGATCTATCGCCTGATTGCGGCGGCCGTCGCGTTCACGGATGTGCAGGGCGCGCTTGGCAAGGCGATCATCACGCAGACATGGCGGCAGTGGGTCTCGGCCAATCCGGGCGAGGTCTACCTGATGGTCAAGCCGGTGCAGTCGCTAACGGCGGTCAAATACTACGACACGAACGGCGCCTTGCAGACGGCCACGCTGGCCGATTACGAGACTTTCGGCACGGCGAACAGCCGCTACGTCAAGCCGGCATCTGGCAAGACCTGGCCTACGACGCAGGCGCGGCCTGATGCCATCGCGTTGGAATACACCACCGGCTACGGCGCCTCTGCGTCGGCCGTCCCTGAGACAATCCGCCACGGGCTGATGATGCTTGTCGGCCACTGGTATGAGAACCGCGAGAGCAGCACCACCGACCGGCTCGAGAGCGTGCCATTCGGCTTCGCCGAGATGATCGGCTCCGAAAGGGCGACATGGTATGGCTAACGCGGGCAGGCTGCGTGAGCGGGCGACCGTCCAGCGTCTGACATCTGGCGCGGTTGACGATTACGGCAACATCTATACTGGCTGGAAGGCGCTGCTCTCACGCAGCGTCGATGTGCGCGAGCGTCTTGGCAAAGAGGCCATCGAGGGCGGCGCGCTGGCCGATGTCGTGACGGCGACGGTTCGCCTTCGTAAAGACACGGCGACGGCCGCGATCACCCATGCCGACCGGGTGGTGCTGCGCGGCAACACTTGGGCCATCAAGTCAATTGTTCAGGTCGATGCCAAGGGCACGCTGCTCGAGATGCTGTTGGAGCGCGGGGTGGCGACATGAGGCTGCTTGGCGCGAAAACTCTGATGAAGCAGTTATCAGGCCTGCCCGATACGGTTCGGGACAACATCGCCATGACGGTCGAGAAGCAGGTCAGGCGTGGCGTTCGGGTCGCTCGCACGCTTGTTCCTGTCGATACGGGGGAACTGAAGGGCTGGATCTCTGGGCGTGTCGAAAAGACCGACAACGGCGTTTACGGCATCATCGATGCCGCTCCCGACACTAAAGAAGCGCAAATCAAGGCGAGAGCGGTCGAGTTCGGTCGAGTAAAAGGCAGAACAGGAAAAGGAACAAGGCTGAAAAACACAGCGGCTCAAACGGGGTCCACCACTGGCAACCCCTACATCAGAACCACCCAAGCCTTCCTTGCAAAATCCTATCGAGCAGCCGTGAAGCGGGCGATCAACAAGGCAGCGAAGGAGGCGGTTCGTGGCTGACAACTTCGCCCTTGCTTTGCAGAAGGGTCTGCTCGCGGCGCTAAAGGCGAATGCCGGCGTGACCGCGCTGGTCTCGTCGCGGATCTACGACGAGCCGCCGCAGAATGTGACCTTCCCGTATGCTCGCTTCGGCGACATCGCGCCGGATGCTTTCGATACCGATACGAAGGAAGGCGCGATGGTCGGGATCAGCATCGAGGCTCATAGCCGGTCTGCTTCCGGGCGCGTCGAGGCTGTGCAGATCGTCGAGGCGGTCAAGGAAGCACTTCACCGCAACGAGACGGCGGTGACGGTGACTGGCTACACTCTGGTCGAATTGATCTTTCAGACGTATACTGTGACACGGGATGCCGAAGGGCGTGGCTACACGGCGACTATCGCCTTGGAAGCCATGCTCGAGGCTGTTGCCTGAACCGGGCCTTGGGCAAGCCCTGACAACGGAGGCCGATCATGGCAAAGCAACTTGGACGCGCCCTGCTGGTGAAGATCGGCGACGGCGCTTCTCCCGAGGTCTTCTCGAACCTCTGCGGACTGAACTCGAAGGCGATGACCATCAACAACTCGTCGATTGACGTGACCACGCCTGACTGCTCGACGCCGGGCGGCGCGCTCTGGACGGAGACGCTGAACGGGCTGAAGAACGTGTCGATCACGGGCGACGGCTTCTTCGAGGACAGCGCCTCTGAACTCCGCATGAACACGGTGGCGATGGCCGCCGACAACGTGTGCAACTTCACCGTCACCGTCCCGGCTTTCGGCACCTATGCGGGCGCGTTCCGCATCGCCTCGCTGGAGTTCGGCGGCGAGACCGAGGGCGGCGTCACCTATTCGCTGTCGCTCGAAAGCACCGGGGCTGTCACGTTCACGGCGGTGTGATGAGCATCACAGCAGAAGCACCACGGGGAGGCGTCGTCGAATATCTCGGCGGCGTCTCTCACGTTTTCATCCTCCGCAATCGCGAGATCGAGCGGTTCGAGGACAAGCATCGCGGCATCTTCGACCTGTGGGATGGCTTCTATGGCCGTGGCGCGAAGCCAACGTCGAAAGAGGTTCGCGATCTCGTTGCCCTCGCGCTGGTCGGCGGCGGCAAGAAGGACCACGAGGCCGACAAGATCATCGACGGCTGCGGCCCTGATGACCTGCTTCGGATCTACCAGATCGGGCAGGCCGCGCTTGGCATGGCGTTCATGCCGGATGTCGGTTCGGCGAGCGTAAAAAAAAAGAACGTGGGCCGATCCCGAGGAGACTTGATGTCCGTCGCATGATCCAGAACGGGATCGTGATCGGCTTACGACCTGAAGAAATCCGTGATATGATCCCGAAGGACACTTGGTTATGCTTTGACGGCTGGAAGAAGGCGCACGAGCCGAAGAAGCCCGGCAGCGAAGCGATGACGGCGGCGGAATATCGTGAACTCGTGAGGCAGGTCGATGGCGGTTACAGCAGAGCAGCTTAACATCATCATCGCTGCCCGTGATCGCGAGTTCGCGAGGGCGATGGATCAGAACGTTCGACGGATCGAGCGGTTCAGCAAGCAGACCAACAAGGGCCTCGGCGATGCCAGCAAGTCGTTCGACATGCTCGGCAGCGCGGCGAAGCGGCTTGCGCCTCTGCTCGCGGCCGCCTTCTCGGTGCAGGCGGTTCGCGCGACCTTCGACATGGCGAAGAACCTCGACAACCTCGCGGCGGTGGCCGGCGTCGATGTCGAGCGGTTTCAGGAGTTGGCAATCGGCGTGCGGCAGTTCGGCGTCGAGCAGGACAAGCTAGCCGACATCCTGAAGGACGTGAACGACAAGTTTGGCGATTACATGCAGACCGGCGCCGGGCCGCTGGCTGACTTCTTCGAGAACATCGCGCCGAAAGTCGGACTGACCGCCGAGGCTTTCGCGAACTTGTCGTCGGAGCAGAAGCTGGGCGCCTACGTCAAGGCGTTGCAAGATGCGAACGTCTCGCAGGCCGAGATGACCTTCTACATGGAGGCGCTGGCGAGCGATGCCACGCTGTTGCAGCGGGCTTTTGAGGACAGCGGCGCGGCCATGCAGGTGATGATCGACCGCGCGCGTGAACTTGGCCTGATCCTTGATGAGGGCATGATAAAGAAGGGCAAGGAAGCCAACGAGCAGTTGGCGCTGATGGAACAGATCATCTCTTCCAAATTGTCTCAGGCATTGGTAAATCTTGCACCTTTGATTGGATCGGTCACCGACTATCTCGTTGATTTCACCGCTGGCATCAAGGCGTTCACCGAAGATCCCAGCTTCATCAAGTTCCTCGAAATCCTGCCGACAAGTGCCGGTCGTGCGGCTAAGGAAATCAACAATCTGGCGAACCAGCCTTTCACGCCACCGCCGGGGTTTGTCGCGCTATCTGATGGCATGGAAACCTTCGTCGGCCGTATGCAGTCGGTCATCGACAAGCACAACGAGATCAACAATCTGCCGCCGATCAACTGGGACAATCTCCCCGGCTTTACGCCAGTCGGCCCTGATGGCGCCCCCGTTCTTCGCCCGCCGATGCGTCCGAGCGGGCTGACATCGGGCGGATCAACTGGCGGCAGGTCAGCCATCGAGCGCCTGCCGCCGGCTATCCGCGAAGCCAGCGACGAGATGATCCGCTTCCAAAGCATCATGCAGTCTGTCGAAGGCAGCATCGAGAGCGCCTTCATGGCGATGATCGATGGCACGATGTCGACGAAGGATGCGTTCCGGGCGATGGCCCGCGACATCATCCGCGAACTCTACCGCGTGCTGGTCGTCCAACAGATGGTTCGCGGCATCTCGAGCGCCATCAGCTTGGCGACTATGGGCCTCGGTGGGTTCTATGCTTCCGGCGGCACTGTGCAGGCCGGCACGCCGGTCGTCACGGGCGAGCATGGCCGCGAACTTTTCGTCCCGCAGCAAGACGGCCGGATTATGAGCGCGGCGCAGACCCGCGAGATGATGAATGGCGGCGGTGGTGGCGTGACGATCAACCAGACGATCAACGTCTCGACCGGCGTGCAGCAGACCGTTCGCACCGAGATCAAGTCGCTGATGCCCGAGATCGCGGAAAATACGAAGGCAGCCGTGCTGGATGCGAAGCGGCGCGGCGGCAGCTATGGGAGGGCGTTCGCATGAGCATCTCTTACCCTCTCACGATCCCGTCTTACACGGGCTTTCGATCCGTCGATCTGCGGATGGTCAACGCGGTGGCTGTCAGCCGCTCGCCTTTCACGCTCTCGACGCAGGCTCACAAATATGCAGGCCAGATGTGGCAGGCCGACATCGCGCTGCCGGCGATGGACTACATCAACGCGGCGAAATGGTTCGCATGGCTCGGCTCGCTGAACGGTCAATACGGCACATTCTTGCTCGGCGACCCTCGCCGCTGCACGGCCCGTGGCACGGCGGCGACGGCCACGATCACCGGGTCGGCCGGATCTAGCAGCGTCACCGTGACGATGACGGGCACGCTGCTTGCGGGCGACTACTTCCAACTCGGCAGCGGCTCGACGGCGAGGCTTTACATGGTGCTGCAAGACCAGAACGGCAGCGGCACGCTGGAAATCTGGCCGGCGCTTCGGTCGGCAGCCTCGGCGGCCACGGCAACGCTCTCGACGCCTCGGGGCCTGTTTCGACTGTCCAGCAACGAGGTGGCAAGGACCGCCGACGAGATCGGCCGCTACGGCATCACCTTCGGCGCGATGGAGGCGATCTAATGGCGCGGTCGATCCCGGCTAGCATTCTGTCGGCGTTGTCGGCGGGTTCTATCCAGCCGTTCTATGCCATCGAGATGAACTTCGACACCTCGCCGCTTAGGCTGTGGACGGGCTACGGCGACCGGACCATCGACGGGCAGACATATCTCGGCGCCGGCACGCTGCTGACGATCAGCGGGCTGGAAGAAGTCTCGGACATGTCGGCAAAGTCGATCACCATCGAACTGTCGGCCGTCGATGCGACGATCATCGCGCTGGCGTTGGTCGAGCCGTATCAGCGGCGGGAATGCCGGGTGCTTTTCGGGCTGA